AAATTGGCGTAGCGCATAAGTGCTGTTTTCTAAATCATTTACATAGTCTTGAGTTTGAGCAAGCGTACGCTTTACACGTTCACACTCTTTTTCGAGTTCCTCTGCATAGAGTTGCCAGTCAAAGGCTTTCGTTGGTTCGTGTTGCTCTGCTTTGGTTACTTTTTTAGTACCCATGATTAGTCCCTTCGGATGTTAGGAAATGGTGCATCGGAAAACAACTCTGCGAGGTCATAGACAACGGCCTCGACAGGTTCAAACAATGCGGCGTCGATGCCGCATCTTTGACTTTGTAAGCGCATCACAGCGCATGAATCGGTATTGGGTTCCCCGTCAATGAGAGATAGACCGAGGATTGGATGTTTGCAGTTACGGACAGCAACGTAATGCTTGCAATCAATGCAAAGTTTTTGAGACATATAAAACCCCATATAAAGTTAGGAATGTAAGTAAGATTAGAAGGTATATGCATGATTAAGTCAATTTATTTTTTCCCTTTCATTAGGTAATCACTTCGTTGGTATGCTTGATGGTGAGCGAAACTCAGCCATCCTCAGACGGTTGACCGAGTTCCTTTAATGCTCGACGGAGCCGCGCATACTCGCCAGCCTTTCGCTCAAGGGTGCTGGCTTCGCCGCCCTTTCCGGTATCTCAGAGCTTTCCCACAGTACCGGTTGTCCCTGTCCCCTGCGGTTGAGTCCCCCACAGAACAGCGGTCTAAACGCAAAAAAGCCCTCTAGGTTTGGCTCTCGCGTGTGACGGCACGTTCCCTTTCGGGTGAGAACCAAAGCTAAAGGGCTTTAGTCTGACTATGCCGTCACATAGACAAAGCCAAAGATAATCTATCTACTCATCTAATGTCAACAGCAAATACACGACATAACACGCCCCGAATAAAATCATTAATCCAGCACCCATAAATCCCCCCGCAAGTAATATTGTCAATGTAGCAAGTTCAGTAGTCATGGCTTACTCCTTTCTCTCACCAATACAGCAGCGGCTAAAGTTCCGTATCCATCTATGCCAGCTTGCTCAACAATCTTGGCACATTCCTCCCGTTCTGCTTTCACTGCTGCTTGCCAGCCTTCCCATGCCCAGTACGCAGGTGAATCTTTGCGGTAGGAATTGTCTTCAGCAATCCCTTCAGAGTCCCACCACTTGTTAAAGTCTTCAGTCATTTTCTCTCCCGCCATTCTTTAAACATCCCCCAAGCAGCAAAAGAAATCATCCCCATCACCAACCACAGCATCGCAATCAGTGGAATAAACAACAACCAAAATAAAACGTCATTCATAACTTATGCCCTCTCAGTTGTCTGCACCGTACCCAGCCTCCCGCGCCATGCGAATAATGTCATCTCTAGTCATATTTCACCCCTCAGAGCTTTTTCAGCTTCGATTTCAGCAATAGGCCGCCATCCAAACTTGCGCCATGTCCGAGTGACATCGGTTTGCGTACTCGGAACCCATTCACGCCCCTCTAACAGGCTCTCCACAGGTTTAACGGTTGCCCCTAACACTTGGACATCATCCAAGCGCGTAGGCGGCTGGAAAGGCCTGTATTGCTTGTCGAGCTTCTCCATCATCATGGCTTCCATTTCAATTAGTTTCTCTTTCAGCTTGCCCATGATTAACCCCTTTGGTTAGTAAATCGTTCAAAGTGTATGCGTGTGTTATCAATAAAGTCTGCTATTTGGATGCCTGAGTAATCTTCAACTAACTCCCACACCCAAACTCGCTCATCATCTTCACAGTCTGCGTAAGCATGGTCATCGCTGTTATCAATTAACCAATTTATAATTTGTCGATATGTCCAGCTTTCAGGCCATTCGGACAGCCATTCGCCGAGAGCGAATAATTCAGACTTGGATAAGGTTTCTATTGTCTGCATGATTAAACCCCTTTCAAACGTGTTAGGAAGCCTTTACAGGCGATTTTTAGGGGTTATCCATAGTCAGATAACCCCCGAGGCAGAAAACGGCTTAAAACGGCTTTAGATTACTTTTTCGGGGTAGAAATATTCGTCTAATTCATCGACGAACTGGTCACCACGCCAAGAGTTAGACCCAAAACGAATATCACCCTTTGCTAACAAGGCAAGGTCAAAAACAGCAATTCGCGGATTTGTCCAGCCGTTTGAATCGTCATTGTCAAATCGAATAGCTACCATTTGGCGAGTTTCGCCGTCTTCTTGCATAGTGAAAGTGGTAACTTGAAACGGCTCACCCACTACGCCATTGCGGTGAAATGCAGGTTTAGCAATGTTAGAAAGTTCCATATCTATCCCCTCAAAAAGATAACAAAACGAAAAGAAATGCCCAAAGATACAAAAAGGCAATAACGCCAAGCAGCATTTCAAAGATAGTTTGTTTCATCGCGCCTCCGCATAGTCAGCAATCATGTGCTGCGCTATTTCATGCCAGTTAACGTCACTCAGGAAAGCCAGCGCACAGTCACGCGCTAACCCTTCGGGAGCAACATCGTCAATTTGGTCGTGGGCGGCATTTTTAAGACAAAGCGACAGTTCGTAAACCTCTGTTTGCTGGTTTTCTGGCAATCCAAAATCATCAGGAGTTAAGCCATCACATAGCTCAAGGTTGACACGCCAAGTAGCGTAGTTAGTCCAGCCGTTATATGTTTGCTTTTCCATTGTTTGCTCCAATAGGTTAGGAATGGCGTTAATTTTCGCTTCCGTTAGTGCTAGGCGTGCTGATTCAACTGTTTCGAAATCGCTTTGCCATTGTTCGATTGCAGAGCCACCTTTGTTATCATCGACAAAATACTGCGCTAATTGCAAAGCGGATTCGATGGCGTGTATCTGTTCAAACGTGAATTTATAGCCTTGTTTCATGGTAGCCCCTCAATAGGTTAAGAAATGGCACAAAACGCGCCCAGAAGCCGCCAGAAGCGGCTTGCAGTCGGGTTTTAGTAGTGCTTTGATGCTTTGCTGTAGACCGGATGAAAGATGCCTACAGAGTATTCGAGAGACCGTAACGCCCACATTCTTGCGCTTTCGTACAGGCCTTTGTCTCGGCATTGGATTGCATCTTGCAAACAGAGACGCGCTGATGATTCCATGTCGCCACCTAGATGTTTTCTTGCAAGGATGATAATTTGCTCTGTGTTCATAGTAGACCTCATAAAAGTTAGGAAAGCCGGTAACTGACCGGCAGCAGGTTTAAATCAATAGTTGTCTTGCACATAAGCGCAAAGCCACTCAATGGCTTTTGCATAACTGCTGCCGCTCTCGATAATTTCTCGCACCAGCTTTATAAACCTATCATCTTCAGCTAACAGGTAAGCGTCAACGCAGTTCAGGCCAGCAACAGTATTTAACAGGTGATTAGGATTTAAATTAATCATTTGATGCCCCTCTACTTAGTTAGGAAATACAGAGCTAAGTAAACTCTGTATATAGTGATTATATAGATTAAAATGATTAACTCAAGTGTATTTTATATTGTATTTATAAATTGAAACTTAACTATTGATAGTACTTACATATATATAAATATATATAGTAGTGTAATGATATAAATATAATAAGACATCAACCATTGTTAGCAGTATGGTAATTACTGGAGATATGTTACAAGCTACCCTCTCGGCTTGTATCACTTTCACATGGGCAATGATGCAAGCATACTAATTACTCTTTTCATAAGTACTTGCCAAGCTGACAGTTGTTATTTTGGTCACTTGGGTAATGGGCAATGTTTACAGTTTGATACTGTTGCGAGGTTGTCAACCTGAATGGACTTGAGGGGCTGTGAGTGCGCGCCCCATTCCTAATTCCCCCCAAAAAAATTTACTGTTTTTGGTATGCTGTGGATGTTTTTCCTCGCTGCTGCTTTCTCCTCGTGGTGAGAGAGCTTTAAGGACTCTATTGCGGAGTCCTTTTTTTTCGCCTATAGTGCGTATGTTGGTTATAAGGGATAGATATGATTAGTGTTGAGTTAGAGAAGGGTGTGCCGTTGCCTGTAGCTCGGCAGAAGTACCCGTACAAGGAGATGGATGTTGGGGACTCGTTCTTTGTGAACGGTGGTGGGATACAGAACGTGTGTAATCAGAATTACCGGATGGGCAAGAAGTTAGGGATGAGCTTTATCGCTAGGAAGGAAGGCGATGGGGTGAGGGTATGGCGGGTGTCGTAGACCCCGCTATTGCGACGTAGGAGCAACTGGCGCACGGCGTAGAAACTGGGGATAGATATGACAGCAAAGCTATTGGATTACTTGAAGGAAAGGTTTCAGATTGAGACTGACGGCGACTTAGCCAAAGAGATTGGCACATCTGCGCCGACTTTATCGCGGGTGAGGATGGGTCACAAGCAGGTAACGCCCACGTTGATACTGGGCATACATGAGGCGTTTGAGATGCCGATTAAAGATATTAAGGCAATGTTGAATGGGGGCGGTGATGACAGAGCAAATTAGTAATTTGATGCCGATAGCGGCAGAGGATGTAAAGAAGGCGTACATGGAACGGGTGTATGCGATGAGTCATGCAGAGTTGTTTCATGAGTTGATGCGGGTGCATACGGAGTCAGCGAAGCTGTTGCAGACCGTTCATGAGGAAAATGAGCGTTTGAAAGATACGCTTGAGCGACTACAAACAGTCAACTGACCGCTACGCTGAAGAACTGCGTCTGTCCAGAGGGATACTGAGGACAGAGATGCAGAGGGCGATACGGGCGATTTCCCCGGCAGAGAAGCGGGAGTTGCTGGCTTTGTGGAAAGAACACTATTCGCCGTTTCTGGCTGCGGAGTTATTGCGCGTAGCCAAGAATCCAGAGGCACGGGTCAGGATTGCGAATTGGAATCTGACCGAGTTTGACACGCAGCGTCGAAAGCATCGATGAAATTTAATCTAAAGCAGTTTTACCAGTTCTGTTCGCAGTTAAAGATTGAAACCAAGGAACAGGGCTTGCGCCGCATGGACAACCTGTTGGGAACCCAAACCTATGTGATGAATGAGATTGCATCGGGTTTGGAGGAAGACATTCATTTCTTTGTGATACTGAAAGGCCGTCAGCTTGGTATCACGACCATTTCACTGGCTCTAGACCTTTATTGGCACTTTATAAACGATGGACTCCAAGGCACACTCACCACAGACACCGAAGAAAACCGAGATATGTTCCGGTCAACCCTTTCCATGTATATGGAAGGTTTGCCTAAAGAGTATCGCATCCCCTTGGTCGCTCACAACCGTAACCAGCTTTCGCTCAAGAATCGAAGCCGCCTCTTTTATCAAGTCGCGGGGTTACGGGCAAAGGGCAGTCTTGGTCGCGGAAAAGCCATCACTTTCTTACATGGCACTGAAACATCGTCTTGGGGTGACGAAGAAGGTCTAGCCTCCTTGCTGGCCTCGCTTGCACAGACCAACCCGAATCGTTTGTATATCTTTGAGTCCACTGCCCGTGGCTTCAATATGTTCCACGATATGTATGTCACAGCTAAGAGGGCGTTGAACCAACGTGCCATCTTCTGTGGCTGGTGGCGCAATGAGTTCTACTCTGCTGACCCGTCCTCGAACATCTACAAGGTGTATTGGGACGGCAAACTGACCGGCGAGGAAAAGGAATGGACACGGGATATTAAGAAGCTCTACAACTTTGAAATAACGTCCAGACAGCTTGCGTGGTGGCGCTGGATGATGGCGGAAGGCATCAAAGACGATGCCCTGATGTATCAGGAGTTCCCGCCGACAGAAGACTACGCTTTCATCATGACGGGGACTAGCTTCTTCTCGAACGCCCGTTGTACGGATGCCATGAAGTTAGCGAAGAAGATTGACCATGACA